ACACGATCTGTGTCCATGAGGAAGGGAGTCAACAAACCCTCAGTTCGTGTTGCCTACTGGCCCGCACATCATCACCGCTGTGCGAGTCTCCAGGTCTCTATCTCTCTGCCTCGTGAGAGGTCGAAGGAAGAGCATCTGGCGATCCAGAGTTACTTGGCTTCTATTAAGAAGCTTCAGGAACTCTGGACTAGTAGGTAGCTGACGTTCCGAGGGCGCTGGGCCGTTCCATTAACTAAACGGGCTGAGTCCCGGAAAGGCATGATAATGAATCACGTTCTAACCGAGGCTCGGCGCGCCGAGATCCTCCAGCAGTTCCCGGGGGTCATCGAGGCCACGTCCAAAGGCGTAAGCCTGTTGGATGCGGTACTCGATAAGGAGATTTACATCTCCGAGATCCTCGAGGACAGGACGCTCTACTGGTTCTTGTTTGACAACTTGAACCGGCAGGACGCCCAGTTGCTGTGGGTCTGGGACTTCAACTACCGCAAGACAGGGATAACACCCTTCTCTAAGTAGTTGAGGTTTTAGTCCATGGGATGCTTAGCATCTAAACGTCGTGGGCTATGGATCTGTACACCCTTTATAGAAAGGGGACAGTGAAAAGCCTTACGTCTCTCTGGTCCTGTACAGCGAGGGAACTCGCTGTACGATGCTGCACTAGCGCCGACCGCGACATAACAACTGTCGTGGCCCGGGTCAAACACGAGGGGTTATGGTTTTTAGCCGTAACCCTGGCAGACTTTGGTAAGTCACTCGAAAGGTGGCTCGACCAAGGTTTTGTCGTGCCTTCGGACGTTTCGAGCTTCGCGAGAGGCTCGGGCGGTCTTAGTGGTCTCCCGACATTTCTATCGGGTTTCCTTGCACGTGTGTTTGATCCTTGTAGTGGCGTGCTACTAACACACCCTGACATCGAAGCAATCTATGCCTTGCGTCAGTTAACACTGATGTTTGGCAAGATCGCCCTCCCGATGACGGCCAGCAATGGTCGCCAATCTCCTTCGAGCCACCGTAAGGTGGTCTCAGAGGAGCGCGAGAGGCGTGCGATGTTGGAGTATGTTCAGTGTGAGCAGGATGTGAAGGCCGCAGACGCGCGCTTGGATCCTCAATATTTAGAGGATTTTAAACGCGTGTCTTCGATGCTTTTCGATGAGATGTTCGCACGAGTGGACCGTGAGGTCCGCTACGGCGAGCTCATTGCGAAGCATGGACCAGGCGCTGTTGCTGATCGACTAAGCAGTAATGCGAAGTGGAATCAGCAGACCTGGCCCGCACGTGCCCAGCTGGATTTTCCAGATTGGCACTATCTTCTACCGAACCGCAATTACTGCGGTACGTTGGGAGATATTCACATCCTCGAACCTGGTTCGGAAACACCCGTTAGGGTTATTACCGTTCCTAAAACGCTGAAAACACCCAGGATAATCGCGATTGAGCCGACTGCTATGCAATATATGCAGCAGGCTTTGTATCGCGCGTTCCTTGACTCGATTCAACAGGATAGTTTCCTGCGTCGAGTGATCGGATTCGATGACCAGAACCCTAATAGGGTCATGGCACGACTAGGCTCCCTCAGCGGGGACCTGGCCACGCTCGATTTGAGCGAGGCATCTGATCGTGTTTCCAACGAGCATGTACGGGCCATGCTGGCCAACTACCCGGTGTTGCTTCGGGCGGTTGATTCCTGCAGGTCCCGGAAGGCTCGTGTCCCTGGCCATGGTGTTTTGCACCTCGCCAAGTTCGCGTCTATGGGTTCGGCTCTCTGCTTTCCGATGGAGGCGATGGTCTTTTTGACCGTCATCTTCCTGGGAATAGAAAGAGAGTCTAGCACCCTACTTCATCGTGATATGGTCATCCGTGACTTTCACGATAAGGTGCGTGTCTTTGGGGACGACTTGATTGTCCCCAGGGATTATGTGCTGTCCGTGGTCAGCGAACTCGATGTCTTTGGACATCGGGTAAATGCTGGCAAGTCTTTCTGGACTGGAAAGTTCAGGGAGTCTTGCGGAAGGGAGTATTATGACGGCGAGGACGTGTCAATAGTCCGCGTTCGCCAGAACCTCCCGACATCACGGCAGGACGCTGAGGGTGTAATCGCGACCGTTGCTTTCCGCAATCAGGCCTATTGGGCCGGTTTGTGGAAGACGGCGGCGTGGCTGGATGATTACTTGGAAAAGATCTTAAAGATCTGGCCCAATGTAGCTCCAACCTCACCCTTGTTGGGCAGGGAATCAGCGCTTGGATATGAATTCCAGACGCTGGATCCTAACACGCACGGCCCTCTAACTAAGGGCTGGTTTGTGCGTGCGGAATCCCCTCGGGATCCTCTCGATGGGAGCGGTGCCCTCCTCAAGTGTCTCCTCCTGATGGAAGCTCGCAAAAGCGGGCAACCTAACGGATTCAACGCTTTGCCAGGCGTTGATGAAGAGCACTTGGAACGTTCTGGACGTCCCAAGCACGTCAGCATCAAGCTTGGAAGGAGATCTCCGGTGTAACTGGAGATCGGGGCTACGGCCCTGTGGGAGATCCAAAGTGATCCCTGCTTCTAGA